GGTAACTTTGAAAAGGTGTTCTCGGGGCACTTTCATCTGCGGCAGACTAAACGCAACGTCAACTATATCGGCAATTGTTTTCCGCATAACTTTGCCGACGCCGGCGATGATGCACGTGGCATGATGATCCTGGACTGGGGTTCAGAGCCTGAATATCTGGCATGGCCCGATCAACCTCAATATCGTGTGTTGAATCTATCGGACGTGATTGATCGTCCAACTGAATTGCTTGCGCCGCGTATGCATGTGCGTGTGGCACTAGATATTGGTATCAGCTACGAAGAAGCCAACTTCATCAAAGAAACTTTTATTCGCGATTACGATCTCAGAGAAATGGCCCTGATACCCAACAAGAACTCTGCTGTGGATACCGACATGGCGCCTGGCGAGATCAAGTTTGAAAGTGTGGATCAGATTGTGACGGATCAGATTACTGCTATCGAAAGTGAGTTTTATGATCCAAAACTGCTGTTGAAAATATACCAGAATCTATGATATACTGCATTTGGTATCCCAGTGGCGGATTTGGCCATTTTGTCAATGCTGTGTTGACCTTGCACGGCAGAGATTTTGTGCGTCCCAAAACTCCGAGTTATCATTTCAGTAAAAAGGGCGACAGTCACAATTTACAACTGGTAGCACCAAAATATTTTCAGAATCCCAAGAGTTATGATTTTAATTTTGAGTCTCAAAATCACTATTCAGTATTGATCGACAACGGTATAAATGACGAGTCAACAGAATTTTTAAAATTCTTTCCAGAGTCAACAGTTATAAAAATTTGTTACACAGATTGCACTTGGCCCATTGTGGCTCAAACCATGATCGAAAAAGCCATGGGCAAAGAAATGTTTCAAGAAATTACTCGAGACGATACGTGGATTTGTGACAGTACCTGGTCGTTAAGGGAAAAATATTTTTTGTTCTTGCGAGACCACGAGCTAAGACATGCTTGGAGAATCAACAGAGATTATAACTATATTGACGTTGACGATTTGTTGTCTTATAACCAGTTTACCCAATGTCTCGACACACTAGGTATTGAAACAGACAATTTTCAACCGCTATGGACGCAATGGAATCAAGTCAATCAAAAATATATCAGCCCATGTGCGGTCGCAAAACAAGTGATTGATGTTGTAAAAAACAAAGTCGAAACAAATATCGAGCACATTACAGATATCTGGACACAATCTGTAATTTATTATTACATCTGGTTAGAATTCAAATTTGAAGTGCCACACAACGACTACAGCGAGTGGTTTACAAACACAAAAGAAATTGCTATAATGCTAGACAAACACGGAGTCGATAATTGATTAGCATAAAGAATTTAACTGTAAAGAACTTTATGAGCGTGGGCAATGCCACGCAAGGTGTTGACTTTGACCGTCGAGATCTAACCCTGGTGTTAGGTGAAAACTTGGATCTAGGCGGCGACGGCAGCAGAAACGGCACAGGCAAGACCACAATCATCAATGCACTCAGCTATGCCTTGTACGGTACAGCACTCAGCAACATACGCAAAGACAATCTAGTAAACAAGACCAACGGCAAGAACATGCTGGTCAGCCTGGATTTTGCAGTTGCCGGGCAACAGTACCGTATTGAACGAGGACGCAAGCCCAATGTGTTGAGATTCTATGTCAACGATCGTGAACAAGAAATCGCAGACGATGCACAGGGCGACAGTCGCGAAACACAGGATGCTATTGAACGCACCCTGGGCCTGAGTCACGACATGTTCAAACATATCTTGGCCTTGAACACCTACACTGAACCGTTCCTGAGCTTGAAAGCCAACGATCAAAGAACCATCATTGAGCAGTTGCTGGGCATTACCATGCTGAGTGAACGTGCTGACCGAATAAAAGAACTCAACAAACAAACCAAAGAATCCATACAGCAAGAAGAATTTCGCATTCGTGCTGTACAAGAAGCCAACAAACGCATTGAGGAGCAGATCGAAAGCCTGCGCAAGCGGCAACGGATGTGGGGCAACAAGCAAGGCGAGGATGTTGCCAAGTTGGAATCTGCTGTTGGCAGTCTTGAACACATTGACATCGAAGCAGAACTTGCTGCACACAAGGCCTTGGTAGAATACAACGACGCAGTCAAAGAACGTGCGGATGTACAAAAGACCTTGACTAGAGCCAGGTTGGATCAAGACCGCGAACGTAAGGCCGCTGACAAGTTGGCAACAGAGCTTGCTGCCTTGTTAGAACACAAGTGTCATGCTTGTGGACAAGATCTGCACGACGATCGGCACGAAGCAGTCATTGCTGCCAAACAGACCGAACTTGATGCAGCCTGTACAGAAGTTGACCTGGCTGGTGTCACCATTACAGAATTGGAAAACGAGCTGGAGGACATTGGAGAGATTGGTGCTCAACCTCAGGTGTTTTACGATACCTTGGAACATGCACTGAATCATCGCAACAGCCTAGAAGCTTTACGCAAAGAACTTGCTGCTCGCTCAGCAGAAACAGATCCCTACGGCGAACAGATTGTGGAAATGCAAAATCAAGCACTTCAAGAAGTCACGTACGATGCCATGAACGAAATGACTCGTTTACAAGATCATCAAGACTTCTTGCTCAAGTTACTGACCAGCAAAGACAGTTTTATACGCAAGAAGATCATTGAACAGAATCTTAGCTATCTCAACGCTAGACTCACACACTATTTGGATCGTATTGGCTTGCCGCACACTGTGGTATTTCAAAACGACTTAACTGTGTCAATTGAAGAGCTGGGCAGAGAATTGGATTTTGACAACCTGTCGCGTGGAGAACGCAACAGACTGATACTAAGTATGAGTTGGGCCTTCCGTGATGTATTCGAAAGCCTTTATCAACCCATCAATGTGTTGTTCATAGACGAAATGATTGACTCAGGCCTGGACACACAAGGTGTTGAGAACAGCCTGTCCTTGTTGAAACAGATGAGCAGAGAACGACACAAGAGCATCTGGCTAGTTAGCCACAGAGATGAACTAGCTGGGCGTGTGGAAAATATTCTGCGTGTAGTCAAAGAAAACGGATTCACAAGCTACAGCACAGATGTTGATCTAGCATGATAATTGGCATAACCGGCACAGGTTCTGGGGTGGGACAGGCAATCGTTGATTGTCTCAGAACTTCTACTAAACACAAAATAATATCTATCAGTAGATCTACACTGGATCTAGCCGATATACCCGCTGTTTTAAGTTACAAATTACCTGCGGTTGATGTTTTTATAAACTGTGCCGGAACCGGGCACGGTGGCAAAATTACTTTTACACAACATCTGCCGCAGTACGTTGCAGAAATATTAAATACTAATGTAATAGCTCCAGTGCTATTATCGCAAAAGGCACTGATTCAAAATCCCACGTGCAGGATTGTCAACATTACTAGCACCAACAACAATCAATTCTGGCCTGGAGATTTGACCTATAGTCTTTCTAAATCTGTACTGGCTGACTTTGGAAGAATGTTGCAAGTTGAATGTCCTTTGGCAAATATACTAGAGATAAGGTTAGGGTTAACCAAAACCAATTTCAATCAAAATAGATATCGTGGCTGCGAAGATCGCTTTGAAGAACTTTACAATAAACCTCATCTAACAGCAAGTGAAGTAGCAGAACAAATCTGTGCTGTGTTGTTTGATAACAAAATAAAATTTTTAGAGATTTCTCCTTGACTTATCCCTGGCAGCTGTATCATTGGCATTTTGAAGTAAGTGGCAAGTGTACACTCAAATGTCCACGGTGCCCTCGCAACGACACCGCACCTGTGCCTTGGATCAACAAAGAACTCACACTGGATTTTTTTAAAAAAACTTTATCTACTGATCTACTCAAAAATACAGTTAGACGTATCACCATGTGCGGTGATGTAGGAGATCCTATCTATGCAAGCGAATATATAGAAATCATCCGATACATCAAGGAACACAATCCAAAGATTCATGTGTTTACCATTACCAATGGCAGCTATCGTAAAGAGTCTTGGTGGCGTGAACTAGCTTCAGTTAGTAATGAATACGATACTATTAATTTTAGCATCGACGGGTATAATAATGCCACCAATAACTTATATCGCATAGGTAGTAATTGGGATAGCATCATAACTGGTATGCGTGTAATGTGTCAAGAAAGCACAGCGTTTGTAAATTGGGCAACTATTGTGTTTGCTTTTAATCAAGACCATCTTGAAAACATCAAACAGCAAGCCAAAGAAATTGGATGCGACGGTGTTCAACTAACTTACAGTACTAAGTTTGGTAGCAAATACGGTGAGGCCTACGGCGGATCAGCAGATTCGTTAGAGCCTAGATCTGAATTTGTTAGCTCTACTCACAGATACGAAAGACATTATATCAGTTTAAGTGGTCGTGAACAATTCAATCAAGAATATTTGGATCTCAATAAAAAACTATTTCACATTGTCAAAGAAAAACACAACAAATTCATTACACCCATGTGCAGTATAGGTAATAGAGGTCTGTATGTCAGCGCCGATGGTGTATTACATCCTTGCAGTTGGGTAAGTTTCCCTTATGTCAGTATGTCTACAAATCGAAAAACTATCAATTTTGAAGACAGTTTTCATCAGATACACCGAAGCAAGTTAAATTTAAACAATCGTTCCTTGGAAGAAATACTAATGGATCCAATATGGAATTCGTTGTTTTGCAGTTTTGACCGCACTGACAAGGCATGGGTCGAATGCGAACAAAAATGCAATAGCAATTTGGTCAATGAAGAATATGCAGTAGGTTACTTGACTAATTGAAAAATCATTTATATCGGACTCATGTCATAACTATAGTCATGACATGGTATTACAACGGACAACCTATTAGTGAATTACCCGAAGATTGTGCAGGATTTGTTTACTTGATCACCAATACCACTAATGGCAAAATGTATGTGGGCAAAAAGCTCGCAAAGTTTGCTAAGACCACGTACAAGGTAGTAAAATTAAAAAACGGCACTAAAAAACGTAAAAAAATTCGAAGCAAAATCAACTCTGACTGGCAACAATACTACGGCAGCTCCCCCAATCTCACAGAAGACATCAACATCCTAGGCAACAGCAATTTCAAACGCGAAATATTATACTACTGTAAATCAAAAGCCGAATGCTCGTACATAGAAGCACGTGAACAATTTTCACGGCGAGTACTGGAATCAGATGACTACTACAATGGTCACATTCAAGTGCGTGTACACGGATCACACATAAAAAACAAACTCTAACAGGCAACGAACGGCAGTAACGACTAGCACTGGTTCATATCGGGTGCCCTAAACCTGGACGAGAGTCGCAGGGATGGAAGTCTTCTCGCTGCAAGAAGCACTCAATCACTATCCTTAACAGGACGACGATCGCTTAGTAAGACCTGCGATTTGATTGTTTGAAGATGAAGAAAAGGCAAAAAGAAGGGAGAAAAACCCTGGGTTCATACATATGACTGCGTATGTGTATAAACTGCCGTTGTATAAGACGGAGCTCGAGGTACCGGACAACCGCCTCTGTAATGCTCTAACGCTAGTGTGGCTGGACTACTCAGATGAGGTACCAGTTTTTTCTTAGCCCTGTGCGGGCTAAGTGTGGCCAGTTAATCTAGATGAGATACGTACACATCACTTCGTTTCGTGGTTCCATCACTTGATAAAGAAACATGTTGTGAGCGCAAGCGAAACAACAGATGTGCGTCAGCACATCTTATAATGAATCAGGCCAATCACGAAATAAGGCATGTTGAATATCACCGGAAACAAACTGATTGAATGATCTGTGTTTGTTTTCTAACTCACCCTCGAGTGGTGCTACTCGACGAAAAGCCAAATCCATTTGCGCCATGTCTGTGAATTCCATCATGATGTGCCATTCGGGCATGTCAGCAATGGATCTGAATCCCATCTTGCATCTGGTTATTCTAAACGATTCCATCTTGCCTTCATCCACTAGATGCTGTAGGAATCCACGCATGTTGGTGACCCAATCTAGATCTGTGATGTCACCTTCTTTGTTTGCCCAAATGTGATATATGTCCATTATGTCATTGGTCCCAGTAGTTCAAAGCCTTCGAGGCCTTGTTTATATAAATGTGCTTGATCCAAATACAGATACTGGAATCCTCTTTCTCTATAAATGGCACATTCAGTTATCAGACTTTCTATGCCTAATCGCATTCGTGGTCTATGATACGTCCACGCAAACTGTTCGCACAGTGCGTTATCGTCATCAAATCTTTTGATTAAACTAAATGCCACCAGTTGATTGTTGTCGTAGTAACCGATGATGTCGGTCATTGGATCAGTGTACTGCCTGGGGAATATGGGCATGACACTGCCAAAATGGCGGTAGATACAGTAAGTTCTGTAAATCTCGTTCAGCTGGTTGATGTTGTCGTCGGTAGCCAGTAGGTATTGGTACACAACTGTAGGTTGATATGTGGTCTTTGACAAATCAATACGTGCGTATTCGTATGTCATGGTCTGGGATCTTCACGGCCAGCAAACAAAACTTTCAAGTATTCTTCGTCCCAGCCATCGTAAAATCCTTTACTGCCCAAGATCTTGGCAAAGTGATTGAGTTTGGCCAGGTCCTGTACAAACACAATGGCATAAGTGCCTTGATTCATTACTACACCGTTGACCAATTCTGCATCGTTGGGGTGGTCTGCTAGAGCAATCAAGCCCTGCGAACTCAGGTGTACAAAGTTGGCAGTGTCGACCAACTGATTGAATTCATCAGCTGGCCAACGTTCGCGGCCGTATACCAAGGCCACAACATCAAAGTCGTTCATTACCACGTGTTTGAGATCGTCTATGGGATTGTAGCAGCCCTGACGTATGTCAACTTTTTTGCTGAGTCTGGCTTGACGAGCATACGGGCACGGTGCCCAACCATTGAGTAAAGGCGTGGGCTTTTCAACAAAGTCTACGATCCAATGCTCAATTTCCTGTTTGGCTTGTTCAAAATTCATGATTAATAAAACGGTAGTCCAGATTTTTTAGTAGTTTCTAAGTTTTCTTTGATTAAGGCATTTATCAACTTGCGCTCTTGAGGTGATAGTCCCATTGCTTGATCATAAGTGAGACCACCTCGCATGTACCAACTGAGTCTTAGAGCTTCTTCTCTAATCCCTTCGCATTCCTTGTCCAGTGATTCCACCAGCTTGGGAATTTGCTCAGAGTTCGAGTTTAAGAGTTGGTTACGAAAAAATTTGACATGTCCAGGGTAAATGGCTGGTCAAACTGGGTCGAGCATTCAGTGCAGGTGATCTTGAGTGATTCTGTTTCAGATTCCTGTTTGAGTTTTACAATGTGATCTCTAATGGAGTTAAACGCAGCGCGATCGCAGTTTTGTAAAAATTCCAAGATGTGCGCTGTTTCAGTTACCACAGCATCAGCAGTGCGTATGGCACTGATACTTTGAGCGATGCTCTTGATTGTGAGTGCTGTGATTCTCAAAAATGACTCGCCTAGTCGTTTCATTTTTTCTTGATCATCGATGTCAGCATCGCTCATGGTTTGCATGGATTTTTGATCTTCAAACTGCAACTGATTGTTTTCGTTCATCTGTTGATAGCTGAGTGGTCTAAAGAAAAACTTTAGACCTTGGATGTCCATACTGGATTCATAGTCAGGCGTCTTGATGTTGGCCAATATATTTCTTAGATCCACTTGGTACTCGTTTTGTGTGTCACAGTTTGGGCATCTAGTGTTGACATCCATTTCGTGTCCGTATGTGGCAATACGCACAGCTACTAGCAGGGTGTCTACATCAATAGACGGCATGGCCCAGGCATTTTTGACGCTGGGTACGCAGCTTTCGAAGATTCTGATCACAGCAGAACCGTTGAACAAGGCATCTGGAGTGCGTGTGGTGATTTCGTCTACAGCAGTCATAGGATAGATGGGTAACTCGCCATTGGGCGGAATCGCTACAGTGCCTTCTGGCCAGAATTTACCTTGACTGGGCAGTCGGGCATAAATCACCGGTTGTCGAAAATACTGCTTTAACGGGTTAGTAGTTTCTGTCATTTTTTATCGCCATAAATATCACTATACTTATAGCCTGGAAATATGACCGAACAAGAAATGGAAGCCATTTATACGAAGTTGCGTAACGGCATCACGCTGACCAACGACGAGATGATCAAGCTAGCCAGAGAATCTGGCTACATGGCTGGGCAATTCAAACGACTCGGCGTTGGCATAGACGAGTTTAAAGCAAACATAAAACGAGCTGCTGACGAACTTCCTGCTCAACTAGCCAAATCAGCTGGTAACACTGCCAAAGAAACTGCAAGATTTACCAAAAGCTTAGCCGAAGCCAATCAAGGATTCACTCAATTAAATCCCATCATTGATGCTGCTGCCTCGGCGCTTTCGGCTTTTCCTGTTCTAGGAACTTTGGCAAAAGGAGCAGCTGAAGCCACCAAGTTCATGATGGGTCAGTTGCAGAACGCAGCTGATGCTTTCCAAGATGTGGCCAAAGTAGGTGGATTAACTGCCAGGGGCATGAGCGGGCTGCAACAGCAGTTCCTGTCTAGCGGCATGACGCTGAAAGCCTACACCAAAACCATCAGTGCCAACTCGGCTGCACTAGCCAACTTTGCTGGCAGTGTAGGTGAAGGAGCAGATCAGTTTGCTCGTACTGCTGGAACAGTGCAAAAAGAATTTGGATTAGGACTACGAAAATTAGGTTATCATTTTGATGAGATCGGCGAAAACACTGCTGCTTATATTGCACGACAATCTAGACTAGGGCTTGCTCAAGGTAAAAGTCACGAAGTATTGGCAGCAGGCGCACATCGTTACATGCTTGAGCTTGACGAATTAACCAGGTTAACCGGCGCCAGCAAAGAAGAAATAAAGAAAGAACAAGATTCGCAAATGAGTGAGCTGATATATCGTTCACATATGGAAAAAGTAAGAGCGTCTGGTGATGCCAAGGCCATTGAAGAAATGGAAAAACATTCACAAAACGTGGCTGCAATTACCAAACAGTTTCCAGACGTGGCACGGGCTATGAAAGATGGTGTAACTGGATTTGTCGGAGTTACTAAATCTAGTATAGACGGAGCTTTGTCATTCGGCGGCGATTTAGACAAGTTAAATCAGGCTGCAAAAGGTGATTCGGCCTCTTTCTTAAACGATTTATCGGCGGCTGGTAAAAAAGCGTTACCATTAGCTACTGAGATGGGTTTAGTGGGAGTTCAATTTGGTATACACCAAAGCCAACTTGCCGATTTGTCGGCTATGCAGATTCGCGATGGAAAAATAATACAAAAGGATCAAGAGAACACTCTCAAAGGACCCGGTGATAAATTAACTAACCAAACAGTAAGTGCGCAGCAAAACATGCAGGAATTGTCAATCCAAGTTCACAAGCTAGGGTTCACTTTAATGCCTGCTGCTGCCACAGCAGTTAATTCTTTTACTGGGGGATTAAACAAACTTGTTAAGATGATTCCAGGACTTAAGGATGTCGGGGCAATACCGTCCAGTGGCGGAACCGCTGGAGTACCTGGCCAAACAGGTGCATATAATGCTTCCCAACCCATGTCGCGGGCTCAAAAGGCCGCAGTTCATAAAGCAATGGTAGAACAACAAGCAATTGCATCTCTACCAGAAAGACCAACTGCTGGCACAGGTAATCTTGGTGCCGGTCCTGTGTTTGGAGCACCAGACACAACTAGAGCCGATCGAGTACAACTCACACTAGATGAAATGCGTGACGAACTTAAGAAGCTGGTCAAGCTGGGTGGTATTCCGGGCGGCGGGGCTTCAGGTCAGCAAGCAGCTCAAGCTGCCTTAGCTGAACACGATCATGCACACCCGCATCCACCTGCTGCTGATGTAAGTCCGGAACTGGCTGCCAAAATTGGAACACTAGTAGCTCCATTGGAAAAAATGAACCAGACCAGTGGGTTTATACGAAACGACGGTAAAACCATGCACGGTGCTATCGACCTGGCAGGTAAAATCGGCGACAAGGTCATGGCCCCTATATCAGGTGTGGCCAAAGTACTAAGCGACCCCAAGGGCTACGGCAACTATGTTGAAGTCACTGACACTATAACAGGTGTCAAACACATCTTGGCTCACCTGGACAAGACCATGGTCAAGACCGGTGACGTGATCAAGGCTGGTACTCAGATTGGTACTGTAGGCAACACTGGTATGAGCACCGGTGCACACCTGCACCACGAAGTTCGCTTGCCAGATGGCACAAAAATTGACCCCAGTCAATTCTACGCCGGTGCTAAAAGAGCACCTGGTGCTGGCGGTGCCTTGGGTAGTTTAGCACAAAAATACGAAAGTGGCGCTGCTGGCAGCATGGCTGTGGGAGTAGACAAGGTTGGAGGAACCAGTTACGGAAAATATCAGATTGCATCTAAAGTGGGTGCCATGGATGATTTCCTTAAGATGCTGGATAAAACCAATCCAGAAGCTGCGGCCAGATTGCGTGGTGCAGGACCAGCTGATGCTGGCACAGGCGGAAAGTTTGCTCAAGAATGGAAGGCCCTGGCCAAATCTGGTGCCTTGGGCGACGCAGAGTCGCAGTTTGCCATGGAAAAAATATTCAAGCCGGCCATGGGTGGTCTCAAAGATCAAGGCTTAAAGAAAATGATTGAAGGCAACAAAGGCCTTCAAGAAATGTTCCATAGCACTGCTATACAGCACGGCGCAAGTGGTGGAGCTGGAATTCTAAACAAAGTTTACAAGCCAGGCATGAGCAAGGAAGACCTTGTCAAGGCCACTTATGCAGAACGCGGCACAAGATTTGGCGGCAGCACAGAGGAAGTTAGGGCCAGTGTACAAGGACGATTTGGTAGAGAACAGCAAGATGTTTTAGCTATGTTAGGCATGCCAGGAGCAGCACCCGGAGCAACAACAGCCACAACACTGGCAACACCACGAGCTCCAACCGCTGCGCCCGTCAGTTCCGCAGCCACAGCAGGTCTAGCAGGGCAAGGACAAAACGTGATCAGCAGTGGTTTGTCAGCAATTACTACGGCACTGTTTGGTGGCGGAGCTCAAGGGGCACCTGGCACAGCAGATGCAGGTCTTGGTGGCGGGGGTTCAGAAACGGTGGCACTGCTGTCACAATTGGTGGCATTAAGCCGAGATCAAAACTCTAATTTAAGCAAGATACTTAGTGCTAGTACTGCATAATGATAAGTACAAGACAATAATTTACGGATCAGCAAATGGCAGATACAGATAAAAAAGGTTGGAAAAAATACTTCAAAGTAGCCAATGTAGGCGGTGAACTCAGCCCGCTTTCAGGCAAAGGTTCCGACGGCCTGCCGGGATATGGACGCAACGATGGCCGAGATCCCATGCGAGGACATGCTGATGTAGCATATCGCAACTACGCCA